AGGATCTACCGCAGCCGGGTGGAACCGATCAGCCGCGGCGAGAGCCCCGCAATCGTGGTTGAACCGGTCAGCGATTCAGCGGATCAGAACACCTCGCTGCCGACGCTGGACTGGAGCCTGACGGTGCGGGTGGCGATCATCGTGCGCGGTGCGATCCCAGACCAGGTAGCGGATCCGATCATCGAAAGCGCACACGCGAAGATCATGGCCGACCTTACCCTTGGCGGCTATGCCATTGACGTGCAGCCGATCAGTGTGAGCTTTGACCTGCAGGAAGCAGACCAGCCTGCTGGTGTGATCATGATGGATTACCTAGTGCGCTACCGTACGAAGGTGGCGGATTTAACCAGTTAGACTGGCTACGATGCACCGGATCCTGCACCCCGACAATTGAGGACCTGATCGATGACTCTGCTGACCCGCAAAAGCCTTATCCTCGCGAAATCTGAAAGCACCTACGGCACCGACATCTCGCCTGCCGGTACTGATGCTGTTCTGGTGCGTTCGCTTGAGGTGACCCCGATCGAGGCGGACAAGGTTAGCCGTGAATTGATCAGGCCCTATCTTGGCGGCAGCGAGCAACTCTTGGCGAATGCCCACGTTGGCGTCACGTTTGCGGTTGAGCTTGTGGGCTCTGGCACCGCAGCAACCGCACCACGATTCAGCAGCCTCCTCAAGGCTTGCGGCATGGCCGAGACCATCACGGCATCAGCCGTCACTGGCACCGCACAAGCAGGGTCAGCTGGGAGCATCACGCTGGCAGCGGCCGCAAGCGCAACCGATGGCGCTTACGTCGGGATGATCGTTTCAATCACCAGCGGCACGGGCTCCGGCAGCAGTGGCGTGATCAGCGCTTACAACGGCACCACCAAGGTGGCCACAGTGAAAGCGATCACCGCAGCATTTACGCCAGGTGTGTCAAGTGTCTACAGCATTGCCGCTAATGTAGGCTACCGGCCTGTTAGCTCCAGCTTCAGCAGCGCCACGATCTACTATAACAACGACGGCATCCTGCACAAGATCACAGGCGCTCGCGGTACGTTTGCCATCAATGCAACCGTTGGTGAGATCCCGGTGATTGAGTTCACGATGGTCGGCATCTACAACGCACCAACCGACACCGCTGCACCAACCGCTACCTACACTAACCAATCATCACCCTTGATCTTCAAGGCTGAGAATACATCAGCTTTTACAGTCTTTGGGTACGCTGGTTGCTTGATGGAGTTCAGCTTTGACATTGCAAACGAGACCCTTTACCGGGAGCTGGTTGGCTGCACCAAAGAAGTGATTATCACTACCCGCGCCGCTGAAGGTGAGATGAAGATCGAGGCGCCAACGATTGCGCAGTATGATTTCTTCAGCGCAGCATTGGCATCGACGACTGGAGCGGTCACCTTGGTGCACGGCACGACTGCTGGCAACCGGGTGACAGTGGTGCTGCCTACTATCTCACTGGCGAATCCTGCCTATCAAGATGAGGACGGCATTCAAATGCTAGGCTTACCTTACGTTGCTGTTCCTACCGCGATCGGCAATGATGAAATCTCCCTCACCTTCGCCTGATCATCGTGGCTTTTGTCCTTAAGCAATCCAGCAGCTACGTCTGGCCTGTTACCGTCAAACTGCCGATCAATGGCGGTAAGTTTGAGAAGCAAACATTTGACGCTGAGTTTAAGCGGCTGCCGCAAACAAGGATCAACAAGCTGCAAGTTGAGGTGCAGGCACGCGTCAAATCATCCGAACGCAATGAAACAGCAGATGACAGCATCAGCGACCAAAGCATTGCTGAGGAGCTTTTGATCGGCTGGTCTGGTGTGCTTGATGAAGATGGCGATGAGGTGCCATTTACCGAATCAATGAAGCAGCAACTGCTTGACATCCCGACCATGGCGACGGCAATCATTGTTGCCTACTTCGATAGCTTGATTGGGGTGAAAACAAAAAACTTCTAGACGCCGCACGATACTGGATGCGTGGCGGCGTCATTGATAACACAGCAAAAGATGCTGCGGTGTTTGGCCTCGAAATCCCCGAGCCATCAGAGCCCGATCGCTTTGAGGTTGAGCCTGAGGCATGGCCAGCGGTGGTCGCCTTCCTGCGCTGCCAGACCCAATGGCGCAGCGGCAGCAATGGCTTGATCGGGTTGGACTACGCCGCGCTTGACTGGACCTTTAGACTGCATTCAGTTGCAGATCCAGCAGCCATGCTCGCCGACATCCAAATCATTGAGGCCGAGATCCTAGCGGCTGTCCACGAAAAAGGAGGCTGAGCATGGCGCTAGACATGACAACAGCCCTAACCATTAGGGCAAAGGTTGATGGCCTGGGGCAGATCAGCGGGTTAACCAAAGGCCTTGGCGGCGTTACGAATCAGTCCAACGCAGCAGCTGGTGCGATGGGCCGCTTGCGTGGTGCAGCAGCCGGCGCAATGGGCGCAATGAGCACCCTTTTGCCGGTGCTGGGAGTTGGCGTTATGGCGAAGTTTGCCAAAGACAATCTCGACGCTGCTGATGCGATGTCGAAGATGTCGCAACGAACTGGCGTTGCGGCACCAATGCTTGACAAGTTTCGCAAAGTTGCAGAGCTAAGTGATACCAGCATCGAAGGCCTTGGCAAAGGCTTCAAGACATTGGCCAGCAATATGTATGACGCGCAGGCCAAGGGCACCGGCCCGGCTGCTGATGCATTTAACAAGCTTGGCATTGCAGTTGCTGATAGCTCTGGCAAGTTGCGATCTAGTGATCAGGTAATGCTTGATATTGCTGATCGGTTTAAAGCAATGGCCGACGGACCAGAAAAGGCCGCGCTAGCTGCTGATTTATTTGGCGCGAAGATTGGCGGCGAGCTAATCCCGTTGTTGAACAGCGGCGGCGATGCAGTGCGCAATATGGGCACCAGCATGACGCAAGAGTTTGCAGATAAAGCAGCGGCATTTAATGATCGATTAGAGACTATGCAAGAGAAACTGGGTGATCTTGCACTGCGATTGACTGAATCTATTATGCCGGCGCTTGAAGCATTGGTTTCAGGCATCGAAGCCTTTACCGCCTTGCCTGAACCTGTTCAAAACATCGCGCTTGCGTTTGGAGCCTTTGCAACTGCGGCGTTAATTCTTGGCCCAGCCATCTCAGCAATCATCGCAATCGGGCCTGCGCTGGCAGCTGGACTGGCAGGATTAGCCGCAGCTTTTGCAGCCCTTGGCCCAATCGTGGCAGGACTAGGGACCGTGCTGGCTGTTGTCTTCACGGGCCCGGTGGGCATCGCTGCTTTGGTGATCGCCGCTGGCATTGCAATCTATGCCTTCCGCGATCAGATCGGGGATGCCTTTACTGCCATTGGCGAATACTTCAAACAACTACCAGCAGGGTTCCAATCGTTCTTTATTGATCCGTTGGTTGAAGGTTTTAAGATATTGATGGAAATGATCAACACAACCTTTATCCAACCATTGAAAGATGCTTTTACAGCAACGCTTGAGTTTGTTAAAACTAACTTTGTTGAGCCAATTCAAACGGCATTTACTACGTTGATTGAATCAATTAAAACCATCTTCAGCAATGTAGTTGACATTATCACTACGCCATTCAAGGCAGCATTTGAAACGGTGCGCGGCATTGTAAATCAGATTCTAAACGGTATTGGCAGTGCAATTGGTAGCGTAGTTAGTGCCATCAATAGTGTAATTCGAGGCGCTAACGCCGCTTTAGCAAGGCTGAAATTACCGCAAATTCCGATGCTGCCTGCGCCCAGCATCCCCCAATTTGCCGAAGGTGGCGTTGTATCAGGGCCCACGCTTGCAATGGTGGGCGAAGGCGGCGAGCCCGAGTACATCGTGCCGCAATCCAAGGCGACCAAGTTCGCTAACAACTGGCTATCTGGTGTGCGCGGTGCAGCCGCTATCCCGAAGTTTGCCGAAGGTGGTATGGTAGTGCCAGGCAATGCTCAGGTAAGCATCCAGACCGGGCCTGTGACGCAGATGGATGGCACCAACTTTGTGACAACCCAGGACCTAAGCAGTGCTGTTGCAGCTGGAGTCAATCAGACCCTAAACCTATTGCGCAATGACATGAACGCACGGCGCACGGTGGGGTTAGCATGAACGACTACGACATCATGTGCTTCTTGGAATACTACGCAGACCGCACCAGCGTCCGCGATCCGATCACAGGCAAGCGATCGCCTACAGCAAGGTGGCAGAACTTCTACCAAAGCCCGCAGGCTTTAAGCATTGATGCTGATATTGCCGGCGCCTATCCATACCTAGCATTTAATGCAAGCGGCTTTGGATCATCAACTGCCGCATCAATAAACAACTTTCAAGTTAATGCCGCCGCTGTTGCCTACATGGTTGATATTACTGAAGAAGCTTTAGGTGGCACATCATTGATCATTGCGTCGCTTGTTATCCAAGACGCAGGGCAAGATGCAATTGATCCGGCTAGCGCGGAAGTTATCAGCCGATACATTGGCAGCGTTGAATCTGCATCAATTACGGACACATCTGTTGACTGGACAGTCAACCCAGCAATTGATAAAAACAAAGGGCAAGTGCCAAGCCGTAAGATTGCGTCAAACCTTATTGGGAGGTTCATAGGACAATGATTTCACAATATGGCCAAAACCTTACCGGTCTTATTTGGAATCCCGGTGATGATCCAAGCCTTTTAGCTGCATTCCAGCTTAAAAGGCGACCTGGCCGTGCGGCTGAAAAACTTGAAGATTCAATGCTGACTGGCAAAAAACCATCGGCCGACATTGACAAGAAACAACAGATTGCAACACCAGGTGAAACAATCCCGATTGTATTTGGCAAGCGTGTCTACGATGCTGGCGGTGATATTGGAGGCATATGGGTGCAGCCGTCACTGGTAAAAGCTGGTACAAAATTATTTGTTGGTAGTTTTTTGTATGCAATCAGCCAAGGTAAAATTGTGGGCTCTCCTGTAAAACATAGAACACGGATAGGGACTCAATCGCTTTCATTTATTGCGGATCAAACAATAACATTGCAGCATGACTATGCAACCGCTGCAGATCTTGCGGCTGCACCTGACACCTGCCCGATCGGTGGAGGAACTT